AAACTGCGGCAAGTAGTAGCGAAACCACAGGCAGTTTTAGTAATGCCACTAGCATCATTGTGGTGGTGGTTAAAACAGATATATCTGGTGGGCTATTAGGCTATAAGAATGGTGCGACAGGTTCGGGCGCAAGTACGACACTAAGTTTTACAGGCTTTACGCTAGATAACCCTTATTCAAGTTCTAGGGTCATGTTGTTTGCTGGTCATCGGTCAACCAACACCACGATAGATGCAGCACCTACAAACTTCACTAATATCACCTCTGTCCTCGATGAAACAGATGAAGCTGCGGCACACAGAAGCACTAATTTACTATCTACCTTTAGCACAATCACACAATCGGTTGGCGGCACATCCTCTGGATGGAGAACGCACACTTTAGAAGTCTATGATTACAAGCCGCCTTTTGAAACAACAGGCAGTTTGACAGGTGGCGATGCTGAAATATCAGGAAGCGCATCAAGGGCTGCTGGTACTGTCAATCATGGCACTACAGGCACATTAGAGAACACAGGCGCAACACTATCTGGAAGTGGCGCAAGATTTAGAGCCTATGCAACAAGCGGCGTATTAAATGCAACAGGCGCGGCTGTCGTTGGCAGTTCCGCAAGAATATCGGCCACGACTGAGCATGAAACATCAGGGGCGCTTGAATCAGGCGCTAGTGTCATCGTTGCTAGTGGTGAAAGATACCGAGTATTTTCGGCAAGTGGAACGTTTGCAAATAGCGGCGCATCCATATCCTCTGATGCTAATAGATTCAGGGCTTTTGCTACTAGCGGCGCATTGCAGGGCGATAGCGCGGTTTTATCTGGAAGTGCAAGGCATAACATACCCCATGATGCAATCGGCGTTCTTGAGGCTTCTGGCGCATCCGTTACTGGCAATGCCTCAAGACTTCGCGCATTTGCATCCTCTGGCGCATTAGTTGGTGATGGTTCAACCGTCACTGGTGATGCTGAATTACAGATACCAGCAGGAGAGCATGGCACGATTGGTGTCTTGCAAGGTGCTGGTGCTGCGTTAAATGGCAATGCAAGTCGATTAAGAGCATTTACAAGCACAGGCGATATTCAGTCTGGTGATTCAATCGTCATCGGCAATGCCTCAAGAACAAGACTGCATGAGATTGACGGCACTTTGATTGGTCAATCATCTATCGTTGTCGGTAGTGTTTCAAGATTTAAAACCTTTACGTCATCGGGCATATTGATTGGCGATGCTGCTGAGATTCTAGGCGATGCTGACAGAGTGCCAGGTGAAATCATCGTGCATGATTCATCGGGTGCGCTTGTATGTAATGGCGCAATCATCGTTGGCACTGATCGAGTAACAAGCCAATATCCAACTCGCTGGAATAATGCAAACAAGACCAATTACAACGAATCAGCAATACCCACTTGCTAGGCGTTAAACAAACAAGACCTCTGGAGTAATTATGGCGTTAATCGTAGAAGATGGAACAGGCAAGGCAGACGCAGAGAGTTATATCTCGGTTGCTAATGCAGACACCTATCACGCCAATCGCGGCAATACGACATGGGCTACATTAACCACTGACGAAAAAGAACAAGCCCTAAGACGCGCCACTGATTACCTGCTTGAGGTTTACCGCCTCAGATGGAAAGGCACACGCATCAACGGTGAGCAGTCTTTAGATTGGCCTCGTGGTTTTGTTGAGCGTGATGACTTTGAATATCAAGGCTTGAACGGCTCAACCTTTATTGGCGGTCATTTTTTCTACCCATCGGATGAAGTGCCGCAAGAAGTCGAGAACGCCTGTGCATTGATGGCATGGAAAGCGGCGGCGGGTGAACTAGCCCCTGACTTATCGCAAGGCGTACTCCGTGAGAAGGTTGACGTTCTCGAGGTGGCTTATGACCCGAATAGCCCTCAATATGTGAGATATAGAGCGATTGATAACCTACTCAGACCATTCCTGCAAGGTGGCGCAAACTCTTTGAAGGTGAAGCGTGTTTAATTACGTTAAGTCGGCGGCTACAGCCACCAAGTTATTAACACAGTTCGGGCGTGACATTACGCATAGGCAGATCACAGAAGGCACGTATAACCCTGCCACTGGAACAGTTTCCAATACGGAAACGAATGCGACTGTAAAAGCCGTAGATTTCGCTGTAAATGGCAACGAATACCAAAAAAATACACTGATTCAGGCTGGCGATAGATATGCGCTTCTAGCCCCTTCTGTGCAAGCCGTAGATGTATCTGACAAGCTAATCATTGATGGCACGTTGTGGAACATCATCGCGGTGGAGAAACTAGCCCCTGCAAATGTCTTGGTCATGTGGAAAGTGTTTATCCGCAAATGAATAACGCTAGATTCCGTACAGACTTAAAGCGCATCGTGGAAAAGACCAAAGACAAGACGAATCTATTTATTCGCAAGCTAGTTTTAGATTTAGATCGGCGCGTCATTCTTAAGTCGCCTGTTGATACAGGCCGCTTCAAGGCCAACTGGCAAATAGGCTACGGAACGCCAGATATTGAGACAGTGGAAACGCTAGATAAGTCAGGCTCACTAACGATGGCAAAGCATCAAGCAGAAGTGTCCAGCAAGATACTCGCTGGCTCGATAATTTATATCACCAATTCCTTACCGTATGCCTATCGCCTAGAGTACGGAGATAATGGCATCCCTTGGAGTAAACAAGCACCTCAAGGAATGGTAAGAATCACATTGGCAGAACTCAATAGCGCGGTACAGGCAATCGGTGCAGAAGTGAGGTTGGTATGAGCGCATTAAACATCAGAAGGGCATTCGAGAAACGCCTCGCGCTTATGTCTCCGGCACTGCCTACGGCTTACGAGAACGTGAATTACACACCTGTTACTGGCACAGCATACCAACGCGCAACTTTATTGCCAGCACAGCCAGAGAATCCAACGCTTGGTGATGCGTATTACCGCGAAGTGGGCGTATTTCAGGTGTCGCTCTATTATCCTGTGAATGTTGGTAGCGCAGTCGCAGAGACACGCGCAGAAGCTGTGATAACCCACTTCAAACGCGCTACGAGCATGATAGAAGGCTCGCAATCGGTTCTAGTGATACAGACGCCTACTAGAACGCCTGCACAGGTGATTGATGGCTGGTATGTGATATTCGTTTCAATCTTCTATAGATCGGAAGTATTTAGTTAAAGCAGTAACCGCCGGAAACGGCACAAATCCAGCTCACTTCGGTGGGCTTTTTTTATGCCTTAAATCGGCTAATCGAAAGGAAAAATCATGGCAGAGGGAATTCAAAAACTTATCACCTACAAAAAAGAGGTAGATTGGGGTGTCAAGCCAACCAATACAGGCGGTCAATTATTGCGCCGTGTCACAGGCTCTTTCCAACTTGAGAAAGAAGTCTATCAATCCNNGGAAATCAATTCATCGCAACANGTAAAGGATATGCGTCATGGCACTCGTCGTGCTACTGGTTCGCTATCTGGTGAAATTTCCGGCACTGCATACGCTGACTTTATCGCGGCAGCATTGCGTAAAGACTTCGCTACTGGTGTGACTACAGGCGCAATCGCTACGATTGCGGCAGATGAAGATACAGGCACATCCAAATACATTCGCTCTGCTGGCTCTTTCGTCACAGACGGCTTTAAGGTTGGTGATGTGGTCGTGGTTTCTGGTTTCACTACAGCCGCTAATAACGGCCTATTCGTAGTCGTAGGCGTGACTGCTACAGAATTGACCATCGAACACTTTAGCGAAACTGGCGCACTGGTTGATGAAGTCGAAGGCGATACCGTCACGATTGCTGTTAAAGGCAAAAAGACCTTAGTTCCACAGTCTAACCATACCAACGACTCATTTACTGTTGAAGAATGGCATTCTGACGATTCAATCAGCCGTATCTCACTAGGTCAACAAGTGGATAGCATGTCCATCAATGTTGCACCAAACTCAATGGCTACTATCGAGTTCGGCTTCTTAGGCAAGAACGCAGAGCCATCCACTGGCTCACGCTACTTTGCCGCACCTACTGCACAACCAAGCGAAGGCATCTACTCTGGCCCTGACGGTTTGCTCATCATCAACGGTGTAGCGAATCGCAAGGTGACTTCTTTGAGCCTGAGTGTCGCAAACGGCATCACGCAAGAAGCTGTCATCGGTTCTAACTCCATTGGTGCTAAATCACGAGGCAAGGTCAACGTGACAGGTTCACTGTCTGCGATTTTTGACAGCAACACTATCTTGAACTACTTCGACAACGAGACAGAAGTGAGTGTCACTTATGCCTTGCGCTCTGCTGATGGCACTGACGCATTCGCTGTGACTATGCCTCGTGTGAAGTTAGGGTCTGGCACAAATGACGATGGCGAAAAAGTGATCATCTTGAGTGCAGACTTCACCGCCTTAGAGCGCACTGACGGTTCTACAGTCAACGATGCCAGCACTATAGCAATCCAAGACACGACCTTATAAGAGTTTTGCTATGGCTAGGCTAAAAGCTGAAAACGAGCCGCCCTTCTCGCGCCATAGCATCCCTTAAGGGCATTTGAAAGGGCAAACCATGACCAAGAAAACAGTAAGCATCCTAGATTTTGACGCGGTAAAAGATTCATCTACCGCTATCAATGTTGACATGAAATCAACTGACGGCGAAAGCATCGGCGTGACATTCAAAGTCATCGGCAAGAACGCGGATGAAGTGCAAGCCGTTCAACGCAAGATGATGCGTAAGCGCCAAGCAGAGGAGTTCTTAGCACAACGTAAAGGCAAGCCGTTAGAGCCTACCCCTATCGAGGAACTGGAAGAGCAAGGGCTGGAACTGGCGGCGGTTCGTGTGGTGGGTTGGGAAGGCGTTAATGAGCCATTTGATAAGGCTTTATTGAAGCAAGCATTAAAGCGCAACCCTCACTGGGTTGAACAGATCATCGAGGAAAGCAACGCAGACGCAAATTTTACCAAGAGCGTCTAGCCGAACTTGAAGCATTCTGTAAGTTTGAATTCTCGCTAGACAAAAAGACCAACAAGGGCAAGGGCGCAACCAAAAGAGAGCATTACAAGGCTGCCAATTTGCCAATAGAAGAATGGGGCTATCCACCGTTTCCTGTGTGTCTTGAGTACCTATGGTCGATATTTATTGACCTTTGTAATTCAAGGCAGTCGGGCATGGGGATTAGCCCTTTTTCTTATCAAGAGATAGAAGCCTATTCAAGGCTCATGAAAGAAACACTAAGTATCGAGGACATTAAGGCACTAAAACGCCTAGATGTGATTGCGCTTGAATCAATGAGAGAGGATAAACATGGCGGTTGATATTGCAACTATAGGTCTTGCAGTCGATACCAAAGACGTCAAGAACGCCTCTCGTGATTTAGACAATCTCACGAAATCTGGTGACAAGGCGGCTGGCTCTGCTGATGGCATGGCAAAGTCATACAAGGCGGCTGGTATCGCTATCGGTTTGGCTGCTGCTGGCGCTGTCGCTGGCTTGGTTAATCTAGTCAAGAAGTCTATCGACCTAGCTGATGCCAATTCAAAGGCCGCGCAACAAGTTGGTGTGCATATCGAGAAATTGACTGCATTACAACACGCTGCAAACTTAGCAGGGGTGAATTCTCAGCAGTTGAATGATGGCCTATTGAGATTCAGCAAAACCATTTCAGAAGCAGAGCAAGGCACTAAATCCGCCGTTGCGATATTCAGCGACTTAGGCATCAAGCTAAAAGACAACGAAGGCCAGTTAAAGACTACGGACAATCTGTTGCTCGAAGTGGCTGAGAGTTTCGCTGGCTATGCCGATGGCGCAACTAAGACCGCCGCCGCGCAAGAGTTATTCGGGCGCTCTGGTGCACAGTTGATTCCGCTATTGAATCAGGGCGCTAAGGGTATCAGCGAGTTAATGAAACAGGCCGAGGCTTTGGGCTTGGTCATGGATCAAAAGACAGCGACAGCCGCTGAAAACTTCAATGATTCCCTGACCGTTCTGCAGTCCTCATTCTCAGGCATCATCAATCGTGTCACACAAAATCTTACTCCTACACTGACTGAATTGACCGGAGTATTTCTGGACATTGCTCAGGATTCGTCAACGGCTACTACAGCGGCAGAGGTGTTCGGGAATGTGCTTAAAGGGATTGTATCTATTGCCCTGTGGGTTGCAAGCAGCATAAACACGGTGGGTACTGCGCTTGGCGGTTTGATTGCAGCGAATATAGCCATTTTAAATGGTGACTTTAAGGGTGCATGGTTCATCTTGAAAGAGACGGCCACTGACGCAGTTGATTCTGTTCAAAAGACTATGGACAGGGTTAAAAAGCTTTGGACAGGTGAATACGCCGACGCTGGCAAAACTGTAATCGCGATCTCAAAAGCCCTCACTGATTCTAAGAAGCAATTAGTCAGAACCACCGAAGAAGAAGCAGGGGCGACTACTAAGGCAGTCAAGGCGGTTGAAGATTACAACGTCAAGCTTAAGGAGCAGATTCAAGACCTTGCAATCGTCAATCACTGGCTTGAGCAGGGCATGGCGCTGGATGAGGCAAGGCTCAGAGTTCAACTTGCACGCAACGGCGCGAGTGCTGAAAACCTTGAAATGATGGTTGCGGAAGTCGCACGCCAAAAAGAAATATTAAGCATAGAGGAAGCACGCAAGAAACTGATCGAGGACACCAAGAAAGCCAATCAAAAAGCCTCGGATGATTACTTGCGCGAAGTCAGGCGAGTAGAAGAAAAGCGCCGCGATGAACAAAAGAAGTCTGCTGACCAATTACGGACTTCTATCACCGATGCCTTGATGCGCGGCTTCGAGAACGGTCTAGGCTTCGCGCAAAACTTCAAAGATACCCTCATCAATATGTTCAAGACATTGGTGTTAAGGCCAGTGATTGAAGCGATTGTCAGCCCTGTCTCGCAAGGCATATCAGGCGTAATGAACGGCACTACATCGCTATTTGGAAGCGGTAACGGTTCATTGGTTGGCTCAATTACTGAGGGCATATCAAAACTAAACACTGATGTGGTTGGCTCAATCGGCAAACTCGGCGTATTCCTATCCAACGGAAACGGCGGCCTAGCAGACAAACTTGGCGGCTTTATCGGCAAATACTCAAGCCAGATTGCTGGCGCATTAGCTTTCGCCCCTGCTGCCATGTCCTTACTCCAAGGCGATATTAAAGGTGCGGCTTTCCAAGGGGCTGGCGCGGCGATTGGCTTTGCGTTTGGTGGCCCGATAGGTGCTGGCATTGGCTCATTCATAGGCAAAGCGGTTGGTGGTTTGTTTGGAAAGTCTGGTGAGAAGTACAAACAGATATTCCAGACAGGTTCTAGCTCTTTTGACGGCTCTAACTTTAGCCAAAAAGTAGGCATTGATAAAAGAGCTGGCGGTGCAGTTCAAAACTCACTTTCAGGCATTCAAGAAGCATTCAGCCGTAACCTATTTGCGATTCTTAAAGAGTTCAACCAGTCGGCAGTTATCACCACAAACATCTATGCAAGGCTTCGTAGAACATCAGGCAGAACGGCTGCTGAGTTTCTATATACATTAGATGGCAAAAGCGGCGGTGTCAGTTCAGGCATTCGTGCTGGCACTGAAATGATCTCCGAATTCAATACTAATGGCGATTTTGGCAAAGGTTTATCTCAATTAGCCGAGGTCGCACTAGGTAAGGTCTTGGTGCAAGCGATTCAACGGTCCAGCCTGGCAGACGGCATTAAAAAGTTTTTCAACGGATTGACTAAAAGCTCTGATGTAGCAGAAACGATCAATGCGATTATTGGCTTGAATAGGGCATTGAAAGACTTGCCGCCAATCTTTGAAGCCATCGACTTTGCACTGTTTACGACAAGTTTCGAATGTAGNNATTAAGCAGCTACAAGAAGATTTCACGGCGGTTCAAAAATACACCGAGCTGTTACTATACTACAACAAGAAAACTTCGACACTTTCACACGCCAGCTTCAATCACAGTTCGCCNNGTTGAACGTGGTCATGCCGACTACTCGTGACGCATTCAGAACGCTGGTCGATGGCATCGAAGTGACCTCGGAAGCGACTTACAACCAACTACAAGCCCTTATCCGTCTAGCCCCTGCAAGTGATGCTTACTACAAAGCCTTAGAAGAACAAGGCGGGTTATTAGGCCAAATCTCTCGCCTGGATATGAGCAGATTCAGAACCTTCACAGACTTTGCAATTGCTTCTTCTTATACACGCCAAGGCTTAAGTATTCCTGCTGCCAATATGCCTAGTTACGCTGTGGGAACTGCATACGTGCCTAACGATGGCGTGGCAATGCTGCACCAAGGGGAGGCTGTATTAAATCGCTCAGACAACGCTTCTTTGGGTGAGAACACAGGAAAGATGGTTTCCATTTTGAGCGAGATGAGAAGCGAGATTGCACAGCTTAAATATGACATCAAACGTGGTGCTGATGGCTCACAACGTACCGCGAGAGAGTTAGAAGATATTAGTTCCGGCAACGTGGTGATTATGACTGAGGTGGCAGCATGAAGGTATTAAAGACGCTCACCATCACGGACACGAATCTGAGCAGCTCGACAGTTTCCGAAGATGATTATCCTGAATGGAGTAATGCCACAACCTACGGCCTAGCGGCTAGAGTCATCGTCTTATCGAGCCACAAGATTTACCAATCGTTGCAAGCTGGTAATCTTAATCATGACCCTTTAAATGACCCACAAAACGACCCTGACAATCTGCCTACATGGTGGGTGGAGATTTCAGCAACTAATCGTTGGATGCCGTTTGACGGACAACGAAACAACGTAGCCGTTGATGCTGCACCTATGACTTATGTCATCACGCCTAATGTGGTCACTGATGCCATCTCTGTTCTCAATGTAGATGCTCAAAGTATCACGGTCACATCTAATTTTGAATCTGTAGAAGTCTATAACGAGACGTTTAATTTAGTCAGCCGTGTGGTTTCGGATTGGTACGAGTTCTTTTTCAAGCCGTTCCAGCAAAAGAGAAACATCTTTATTGACGGCTTACCACCTCTCATTGGCTCTGAAATCACCATCACATTAAATCGAGATGTAGGCGATGTTTCAGTTGGGATTATCGCAGTCGGCAATAGTTTATACATCGGTGAAGCATCTTATGGCGCAGAGAGTGATATTCGCTCATTCAGCCGTTCCGAGCCTAATGAATTCGGGGTGACAAGACTGGTTCGCAGAACGCCAAAAGTATTAACCAGACAGCGTGTGATTGCTGATAAAGCCTTGACAACATTCTTGTTTGAATTACGCGAAGAACTTGAGAGCGTGGTAGCTGTTTGGTCAACGGTGGATGAAGTCGATAGCGAACTATTCAACGCTTACATCCTTAACGGCATATCTGACCGCTTCGTCATCAATGCTGAAAACCCTGCATGGACAACTTTAGAACTTGAATTGAGGGAAATATAATGCCAATAACCGCGCCACCAACCATACCGCAAATCACAGACCCATCTACTTTTGCGACAAGAGCGCAGGACTGGGTAGTTTGGCAATCAGATGAACTTTACCCTGCGTTAGTCGATGAAGCTACTTTGATCGGTCTATCTACCAGCACCACATCGGTCACATCCAACACCGTAGGCACTGGCAGCAAGAGCTTCACCGTTGAAACTGGCAAGGGCTTTAAAGAGGGTCAGAGTATCACCATTGCCAGAACCGCAGCCCCTGCTAATCGTATGTTCGCAGTAGTCGATTCATACAACACAGGCACAGGTGCGCTAGTCGTTACAAGCCAAGCCTTTGAAGGCTCTGGCACGTTCACTGATTGGACTATTACGCTAGGGTTTAATGGTGTGATTAGTGCAGGGCAGATTCCTGATGCTTCGATAGCACAAGCAAAGCTCAATTTCGCCATTGGTAGGCAAGTCGCTCAAATTCAAACATTCCAAACAGGCGCAGTAGCAACAGGCACAACGCAAATTCCAAATGACAACACTATCCCACAGCAAACTGAGGGGGATCAATACCTTTCTCTAACAATTACGCCGCAAAGTGCTACTAGCACTTTAGAAATAGATGTGACTATATTTGGAACTGAAAGCACAAACGTCGCAGAACTATACACCTATGCGTTATTTCAAGATTCTACTGCGTCTGCTATAGCTGCCGGACAAGTCAGTTTAGCTGGCCCAGCAACAACGGGGGCTTACGTAGGAACGATAAAACACATAATGACATCTGGCACAACATCCGCAACGACATTCAAGGTTAGGGCAGGACTTCATGTAGCAGGAACATTTGTATTTAATGGCGGAGCTGGTGGGGCGCAATTAATGGGTGGGGTATATGCCTCTAGAATTACGGTTAAGGAGTATCTGCCATGATGAAAGTAGTATTAGATGAAAATGACAATGTTATAGCTTATGGGCCAGATTCGGAACAATACCAGCCTGTTGTTAAAGATGGACAAAGGCTTGTGATATTGCCTAATAATGAAGCATTGGCACTTATTAGTGTTGAAACACCAGAGCAAATCATCGCTAGGCTTGAATCAGCATTAGACCGTCACTTGGACAGCGTAGCGAATCAATACCGCTATGAATCTATCCGCACGATGGTGACGTATGCCACAAGCGAACATCCAACATTTGGCAATGAAGGCAAAGCGGCGATTAAGTTCCGTGATGCTGTTTATGCTTATGGCATTCAGTGCCTTCAAGATGTGCAAGCAGAACAGCGCGAGATACCGACAGAAGAAGAATTGATCGCAGAGTTGCCTTTGTTTGAAGATTTCCTTTAACAAGAAAAATGATTAACGAGCCACCTGCGGGTGGCTTTTTTATTGCACGAAAGGTAACGAATGAATGCGCCACAAGAACGCCGCAGACCGCTTTCAGACTCCCAAGTTGAAGATATTGCAGAACGAGCAGCCGCCAAAGTTGAGGCTCGTATGTCTGAGCGACTTGAAGGCATCGAGGACAGAGCCGCCGAAAAAGTCATCGAGAAGATTCAGTTGCATGTCGGAAAGTCCGTCATATCTAAGTTTATGTGGATCATTGGGCTATTGGTGGTTGCGGTTGGTGCATGGCTTAACGGCAAAGGTTACTGGCAGTAAACATCGTAAACTCTAAAGGGCAACTATGCCAATAGACGAGAGCTTGAAGCAGTTCGCTACAGATACCGAAAAAATCTACATTGATGCCGTCAATAAGTATGGCTCTGCAAACAAGGCTTCTGATGCGCTAGGTAAAAGTAGGCGCACGATTGATGGCGCAATCCTAAGAGCAAAGCAACGATATATTGACAGCACAACAACACGCAATCTAATCACATCTAAAAACATCAAGCATTTTGTCATCCCTGACGTACAAGCTAAATCAGGCAATGATTTTTCATACCTGAGAGCCGCAGGAAACTACATCGTAGAAAAGAAACCTGACGTTATCGTGTGCATCGGTGACTTTGCAGACATGGAAAGTTTAAGCACGTATGACCGAGGTTTGAAGTCATTCGAGGGTAGAAGCTACAACAAGGATATTTGGGCGGCTAGAGAGGCTATGGATGCCTTGCTAGAGCCTTTATTCGCATTATGGAAGATAGATACGACCTACAAGCCGCGCATGGTGCTAACACTCGGCAACCATGAGAACAGAATCAATCGGGCGGTGAATGAAGACAGAAAGCTAGACGGACTTATATCAACCGATGATCTACCTTACCAAGATTGGGAAGTCATCCCTTTCCTAGAAGTTATCACGATAGATGGCATCGCTTACTCGCACTACTTCACAAGCGGGGTTATGGGTCGGCCTATCACTACCGCAAACGCATTGCTCACCAAGAAGCATATGTCGTGCTTTGCTGGCCATCAGCAAGGTAGGCAGATTGCCTATGGTCGAAGGGCAGACGGTAAAGAGATGACTGCAATCATCGCTGGCTCATTCTACGAACATCAAGAGGATTATCTCGGCGCTCAAGGCAATCAGCACTGGAGAGGATGTTACATGCTGCATGAGTGCAATGACGGTGCTTTTGACGAGATGGCGGTTTCCCTTCGATACCTGAAAGAGAACTATCTATGAGCGAACAACAAGACACCGATTCTCTGCTAATGCCTTTCATTGGCAAGCAGTTAATAGGGCTAACGATTGATTCCGAAATAGTCACCTTCACCTTTTCTAACGGATTTATTGAAGTCAGCGGCGAGGACTATGAATTGTATGTTGAAAGGTTGCCGCAATCTAACTAAAGGGGATATCCCATGCGTATATACACAATGGCTGCTTCGGCAGCTTTTTTATTGCTTACCACAAATGTAGCAAGCGAAGAAATCAAAGAAATGTCAATGCTGACGGATGTGGGCGAGGTCGTATTAACGCTAGAACCTTGCTCATTCACGCCAAATCATGGCTTCCCTTATGCCGCCTATGCGACAGAAAAAGGCTCACATGACCATATTGGATGCTGGCATGAGCCTGACCAAGTGCCGAACATGCCAAAGAGCGAAATCGTTTCGGTGTGGTTTCCTGAAATTTCAGCCATTGCCACGTACAACAAGAAACTGTTCAAGCCTCGGACACGTATATGAACGAGATAGCCGTCTGCTGTCGTTGTGGTGAGCCTGATGAAGCCGAGAACATGGTGAATGGCGTATGCCCTGAATGTATGGAACACAAGCCGCTAGATTTCGATGAAATGTACACAAACATGGATAAATAGATAGGTGACTGCGTATGAAGGCTCAATGGGATAAATATCCAAATTTTTCAGCAAAAGAATTCAATTGTTCTTTCTCAGGAAAGAATGAAATGGATCACGAGTTCATGCAGTTGCTTCAAGAGTTACGCGAAACGCTCAATTTCCCATTAGTCATCACATCCGGCTATCGAGATAAAACGCATCCCATAGAAGCACGAAAGACGCATAGCAATGGTGAGCATGTGCAAGGCCGATGCTGTGACGTTAGGTGCATCAATTCTGCCACTCGTTACAAGATTATCGAAGCCGCGCTTGCATTGGGATTTACACGCATTGGCATAGCTAAAAACTTTCTGCATCTAGGTATTGGGACGAGAGATTTACCTCAGTATGTAATATGGGACTACTCTTAAATAGTGCATGTAGTATGAATCTCTCTTTTTGCTTTGATGTAAGCATCTTGCGCTTCTTCGGGTGTTTTAAATGACCCTAAAAATAGGGTTTTATTGTTAATACCAATCCTCGCAGAATAGTATAAATATTTGCCCTTTTTTAATTCACTAACCCCTAGAAAGCCTAATTTATTATTTTTAAATGGCTTTCTATTGTTTTGTTGATTTCCCGCGTTGCTTACTTCTCTTAAGTTTGAAATTCTATTGTCATCTTTTATAAGATTTATGTGGTCTATTTGATGATTTGGCATATGACCATATACATACAACCAAGCAAGCCTGTGCGCTTTATATGCCTTTGAGTTAATTTCAATGACTATGTAGCCTTTAGTTTCTTTATAGCCTGCTATACGGTTTTTTGAAGTTTGATTTTTATTATCTTTTAGCCAAGTGAATATACCTGTTTCTTGGTTGTAATCGAGAATCTTAGTTTTAAATATTCTTGCTTAATCATGATGTGTCCTTATCCAACTATTGAGTGAGTGTGTGGTCTACCAAATGGGATAAGCTACTTGATACTTACGCGCTCTCCGAGCGACCACTTAAATATTATACAACAAATTACGTGATTTGGGATTATCAGTAGCACGTAAAAGCGTACTAGTCATAAATATGACTATATTGCACTCTAAGCCGCTTAAAAGTCATTTTAATGAATATTCTCAATTCTTGAACAGTGAATGCTATTCGCATACAGCATATATTTTACCTAGCGGTCACTTTTTGTAACTTGCGGCAGATTTTCGGATGAATTATTGCTGATAGGTAACTTATCTATTCATGTATGTATTCATTATCTCTAATTAGTTCTTAAAAACGCATATAAATCAATGAGGGCTACATGTCGATAAAACGCAATTATCTATGCACATCACTTGCGATATGTCTAATTTTCTCTATTTTATCGACAGGTTGTAGCCTTGTGCAATTGCTACCAAGTTCTAATTGTGACTATGTGGAATATGTGCGCGTAGGTAATCATGTAACCGCAAAAGTGGAGTGCGAAGTATGAAACAAGTATGCTTCGTTGATGCTGACAAGTATGTTTTGGCAGAGAACTACTATGACATTGCAGACTTTGCGCCTGAAAACGATATACATTGCTCGTATGGCTCGTTTTTAGAGACAGGTGAATACATCATCAAGGAAGGCTTCCTTTTCTCGGCCAATTTCCCCGCAATTAATACCTTCAACACTAGACGCGCAGCATGCTGTCACGACTTTTTCTTTTCACTGATGAAAGACGGTCATTTAGATCGCCGTCACTTTGATGCGGTAAACTATCTGTTCTATGACCAACTGCGTGAAGATGGCATGATGGCACACAGGGCGTGGTACTGGTATCGTGCAGTGCAAACATTCGGCAAAGGGGTACTCGATACACCTAGACCGCCAAAGCAATACAGCCCTAAAAAACCAGAGTATGCTAAACAAGTAAAGTTCGGCATGGCCTAGTTATACTAAGTAATGGTGGAAGTTAGTATAGCGACATATATCATCAGGTGATAAGTAATAAAAGGTAATATTTTGCAGATTCACGCCATAGTTTTACGCCATACAAAATACAAAAACCGCACAGAATAAGGCTATAAAGCAAGAGAGAATAGTTCTCCTAAGGGGAGGGTCACACGTTCGATTCGTGTCGGGGGCACCAAATACAAGACTTACAGAGATAGTGCTTACTAACTAAAAACACTAAAAACCGCCACAATACGCCACAATATGGCCTAGTTACGCCATAAAAATGCCATACCTCAAACCCACTGTTTTAAGTGCGATGGTGACAGGTGGCTATAACGCATAACCATGTCCATAGAATGCCATCCGCCAAGTTCTTTCAAGACTGCTAGTGGCGTTCCTTTTTGTACATGCCAGCTTGCCCATGTGTGCCTTAGATCGTGAAACCTAAAACTAGACTTTCCATCTATCACGTCAATATCAGCTTTCACCAGTGCATTTTTCCACGCCTTCTTGATCGAGCCAATCGGCTGCTTTCTGTAGTGGAAAACATAGCCATCATCATTCTTTTCTGTGAGCATTTTCTCCAAGACTTCCATTGCATCACTTGATAGCGGAACTGCAATGGCCTTGCGTGTTTTTGAATCAACAGAATCAACCCAAATCGCGTTATTTTCCATTGATACAGATGACCACATCAATCCAAGCACGTTCTCAAGCCGTAGCCCTGTAGAAACCGCAAACAGGCATATTGGCTGTAAATGTGAGGGCAAAACTGCGTATAAACGCGCCCATTCATCATGTGATAGGAAACGAAGGCGGGTATTTTTAACTGGCAGCTTCTTGAGTGATGCTTTAGGACATAATCCACGCTCATGTGCGAGATTGATTGCGGCGTTTACTATGGCGATTGTTTTATTCTTAGTGGCTGGCTTACGCTTGCCGAGTGAATCAGATATGTCGTGAGAGGTTACTTCTGGAATCGGTCTTGAAGGGTAGTTGCTGAGTAATACTTTGATTGCTGATTTATCTCTGTTCGATCTTGGTCTTTCATTTAGCCAAAGGGCAAGAACATCATTGAGATTAGTTCCGCCCTTGACTATGTGCCATAGTTCCGCTTTTCGCTTATCGTGGATTTTCTGCGCTTCACGCTTGTCTGAGGTTTGAGTAGATTCTCTAACTCTTTGCCCATTGTGCGTGATGTAGAGATACCAGATATTGCCGACTTTGTAGAGTGACACGGTTGTTTTCCTTTGGCGTATTGTGTCCTCAACCACTCAACTAGGTCAACATCAACGAACACCCATTTGCGGCCGACCTTTGCCCCTGGCAATTCACCTGAGGCTACAAGCTCTCTGATAGTGTCATCCGAGCATTTCAAGAATGCGGCGGCTTCATCAAGATCAAGCGTGTTCATCATTCGCCTTTCATTACACGGTCAACGATTTTCACAGGGTCAACTTCATTTTTGCCAGTTAGAATTTCAGCAGCTACTTCCATTGCGATAGTCAACCCAAAATCCCTCAGCGCATCCTTATCATCTTCGGCAGGTGGCTCTAAATATAGCTTAGTGCCTTCTGGTGGCAATTCATCACATTTTAAGATAATTGGTAATTTATGTTCTCCCATCATTTATCCTCTCTAGTAGGTGCGGCATCAATTAGGGATTGGATGGCATCAATGCAGCCAAGATAATTAAGATGCGCCTGCTCTGGTGGCATGAAGTCACATAATTTATGTGGCACAGTTTTCTTACAAACTTCAATCGCATCCATCAATGCCGCCGTTCTGATTGCTTTTGCGTTGGGCGGGAATGTGTAGAAATACTGTGCATCTGGATAACAGTCGGCTAGAAATTCTTTCGACATAAGAAAGCCATCATCCATTTCATAAGATTCACCGTTGAATCTACCGATTTGTGGTAGCTCTGCATAGGTAACGAAAACAACATCTGGCTCTAGTTGTGTGGTCATGTCTTGTCTCCTGTGTTGGTGGTGGCTTGAGCTTTAGCGTATTCTTTCATGGCATAGCCTTCTAATTTTTGCCTAATAATCTCAGGACTATCGACGTTAAAATCAATCATACAAGTGTTACAGTGGCGTTCGCCATCATCACCGTATAAGTAGTGAGTTTTGCTGCCGTGTTCTAGGAATAACAGATGGCGAAAATCCTTAATGTTTTGCTCAAGCTCTGCTATCCGTGCGGCTGATTCAGCGTGGGCGGCTTTCCAGACATACCAAGCAAAGTCAGTAAGCTCATCGTCTAACTCGATAGTGGTATCGTCTTTAAGCCAAGCCTCAAACTTTTCTAAATTCTTTTTGACGCTCATGGTGTTAGCCTTTCTTAGAAGCTAGAATGGCAGATCATTCTCAAAATCATCAAAATCGCCTTTTGGCTCATTCGATTGTGGGGCTTGACGTTGCTCTGATACGGTTTCACTGTCTTTCTTGCCAAGCAGTGTTAGATCATTCACGCGAACATCTAGGCTGAGTTTTTCGATGCCCTCCTTAGTCTGATATGGCCTAGCCGCAAACTCACCGCTAACAGCTACCTGAGTGCCTTTTTTGATGTATTGCGCGACTGCTTCACCACGTTTTCCGAACATCGAACAGTTAAGCCATGTGGTTAGCTTCTTATCGCCATAACCGCTAGTAAGTGCAACAGAGAATGAGGTGATTGCATCGCCAGTTTGAGTGAATCGTGTTTCTGCGTCACGTCCACAATTGCCTGTAAAATTGATACTGTTCATGCTGTTTCCTTTTCTATCAATGATTCTTTAAGAGGGTTATATTTGCCGCGTGGCGGCTCAATATCTTTTGCTACATAGTGATTCCAAAACAAATCCATTCCAGGCAGTAGGTAGTCATCCCACCAAGCACGATCAAACGTGACTTTCTGCACCATCAGCGCATCTGGTGTCCAGCTAGCGAACCATCCATATTCACATTGGCAGCAAGCCATTTGAACGTGCATCTGAATCAGATAATGTTCAGGACATTCTGCATGGATGGTTTGAGGGCATTTGACCTCGACTACGCCGCCATCAAGAAAGCCATCCGGAGAAGCACCAAGCCAATCATATTCAGGGTGCATTACGAACCTGCCAGCCTCTAATAAAACGCCCATTTGCGCTTCAAAAGTGGCTAGTGCTTCCGCCTCGTTATCGTTCCCATATTGGGTGTAAACGTTACCTTCAAACTTAGGCTCGCGTCCGGTGATTTGCCGCCATAACTTAGCGCGTCCGGTGTATTTATCCATGCCTAAAGATGCGGCGGCCTGAGAAGCCGTCAAGCGTCCTGCACGGTCAAAGTCTGTTAGGTGGCTCATGCTTGTATCGCAATATCTGCATCTTGTTTGGCGGCGGCTGTTTTCCATTCAGCCAGCTTGTCTTTTAATGCCTTTCGCACTTCTTCGGATTGTGATTCCCAAACCTTGCGTAATTCCGCTGTGCCTTTCTTTACTGCTGATTCGAGAGCCTTAACCGCAAATGAAGTATCAATTGGTTTCTGCTCTTTCTGTGTCTTGCTTGCCGCATTACCATCATCATCTTCTGGCGCAATTCCACATGCCGCCATCAATGAATATCTGCGAGCGTATGTCAATGCAGAACCGTAGCCTTGCGGATCGTTCTTAGCGGCTGGAACGCTTAATTTGCCGCAACTGATAGTCTCACCTGACTCATGTATAAATATCGTCTCTACGATGACACCATCACTGCTTTCATGGCAGTTTTGCACCAATGCAATACCGTTAGAATGGAGTGCGTCTATTACGGCCTCGATGACCACTGACAGATCCGCATACTTGCTCTTGAAGAACGGATTTGCGCTTGTCTTGAGTGCTGGCCCGAATGCTGTTTGAGCCTTAACGAATGCTTTTGCTATCTTGTCCATTTTCTAATCCTCAGTTAATTCAGTGGCGTTAACTTTTCTATAAAAACTACCATGATGCTGTTTTACAAAATTTTCATAAGAAAGTGCCGCGAGCTTGGCCGTTTCAAATAGCCCAAGCCAAAATCTTTTTTTATTTACCATTGCATATGCAGCAAACTTTAGACTTGGTTTATGGAAAGACACACCTTTATATCCTGTTGAGTTGTCTATCCTTTTAGGGACGTTATGTTGATTTTCTATAAAAGTTGCTTCTCTTAGATTATTAAATTTATTGTCATATTTAACTCCGTTTATGTGATCAATAAACGTAACAGGCCACTCGCCTGTCATGTAAAACCAAGCTAAACGATGGGCTTTATAAGACTTTTTATTAACAAAAATTCTTGTATAACTATTTCCATTTTCTTTACAGCCAGCTATATCGCCAATTTTTATACTATTGGTATTTGATACCAGCCAAGTAAAATCGCCAGTATCTGGGTTGTAATGCAATTGTTTTTTAAGTTCATCAAATGTAATCATTTTATTCTTCCAATATCGTATCAAGCGGAAGCCCCATCTCGCTGAGATAGGCCTCTTGTATATCGCCATCTTCTTCTAAAGCTATCAGCGTGTGACCGTTGCCTATGCTGTAGTTGTTGTAGAGCCATGCTCTAAAGCCATCCATAGATTTAGCGTATAGGTATTGTTCGGTGATCTCTTGCTGTCTGTAATCGGCTACCATAATTCACCACTCCCAATGTATTGATGCTTATTCCCATCCATCCCTTTTACTGTGATCGCACACGCATAAATCACTGGCTCTCTGTAATATCTCTTTACGCTATCCACTATCTGCGTTGCGCCTAACGTGCAAAGCATGATGAGAGATACGGCGAATAGGAATGATTGGGTGTCGCTCACAATTTGCTCGATGCCTGAAAATACCAATTCAACGATATGCCCACGCCGTTATATTGGCGGCATGATTGATTGATACGCTTACGCATACGCAAAGCTGATTCGCCCTTAACTAGCTTAAGAATCTGTAGCTGTAGCTTGGTTGGTCGTTTCATAGCTGATAGCCCTCACACGAAAACACTGGGAAAATACTGCTGATAGCGAATAAGAAAATCAGAATGATGCAAGTCACCGCTATTAGCTCTGTCGTTTCTGGCTTCATATCACTCTCCAAATCTCAGGCAGAAACACAAGCATGAGAACTAATAAGCCAAAGAGTATCGTGCCGACTACATCCCAAAAGGTGTCCATTAGTCATCCTCTCCGTTTTCCAGATACTCTCTAGCCATATCCTGTGCCATCGGTTGAAGGTTGCCAGCGAACATGTTGCGAAGGTTCTCGATATGCTCATCAAGGTCATCACGGCGGCAAGTTAAGACGTTGGAGATTAGGTCACCGATACGACAGGCTTGAGAGCAGTTAAAGGCTAAGTCTTGTTTATCGTGGATACATTCACCGTAGATAACGTCACCGAGTAAGCTTCCATTCGCAAGCAAGCGATCCATCATGTCGTCGGTCATCCATCTAAGCTGTTTAGGCGTGAATGTGTCTGCCTCTTTACATGGCGGATTAAACATTGCGCTGTCTGCGTCTTTTAGTGCTGTGTCTAATGTTCCCATTACGTTCTCCAAAAAATTGCAGTGGTACTTGCCTATGCTTTCCCACTGCGAGAGGGGGAGGAGGCCAGTGTCCGACTGGCAGCGGGGTTTAACTTTGAACTTCTCACATTGAACAAGAGGCTTACCCTGGCTGCCTGTGTTCCGACAGTTACTGCACGGCGGCTTGTTCTTGAGTTCATGAGTGACATTATCGGGAATCCGTTTTAATTTGTCAAGCGGTATTCCGATAATAATAGATAAAAAAATACCAACCTGAATAAGTTGGTATAGATTGAGATGTTACGTGATGGTGTTACTTACAGCCTTTGCGTTCCCATTTATCCTTAGCTTTGGCTTCCTCTACAGTCTGCCATTGCATGTTGGCGTGGTGATCTGCCCCATCGCAAGCTAAAGCCCTGATATGGTCAACGATGTAGCCTTTACACGGATAATGCGGTTTATTGCTGCCAGTGGCAGGGCATGGGTTCAGTCGTATAAACTCGGCTCGTGCTTTACTGCTTCGCTCTGTAGCATCGGCATTAAATGAAAAGCAGAGCAGGGCGATTAATAGGTATTTCACGCCTTGAATTGTTCCATCAGGCGTTTGCCATTAGGTGAATCAACAGGAATCAGGTTAGTGCTACCGCATGAGGCGCAGGCTTTGTGTCTGGTGGTCAAACGCCATAGCGAATAAATGAAGCCTGGAATCAAAAAACATAGCCAAAGAAATATCTCGACCAGCAGACTTCCTTTGGTGACTGACTTTGGAAAACCTACAGTGCCACATGCAGAACAAACTTGTTTATCGCTCACGGTGTTATCCCCTATGTAATAAAGTTCTAAACCCTAGATTTGATTTTACGAGCTGGCACGGGATGCGCCACGTAATACATCCAAACGATTTCTTCTTCATTGTATCTGTAAGTTTGAGGCTCATTGTAGCTACCCAAAAGAATGCCGTTCTTACGCGATAGCAAGCGCTTGAGCATGACCTCTCCACTAGACAGCTTGAGTAGAACATCATCCTCTAACTCTGGTTCAGTAGCAGGTTCAACTAAAGCGTAATCCCCGTTCATAAAACGCGGGTACATAGAATCGCCATCGACCCTAGCTACGAATGCTGACTTATCTGCTGACATGACTTCTGCATATTCATCATGACCATTAGTCGGTCTCCCCTCATCAGTAAACATACGATCTGGAAATCCGCCCATACCTTTTCCGACCACAGGGACTTGATGAACTCTATCAGGATTGACTAATTGGAATCCTGCCAGCTCATTTCCTAAAGAGTTAATCTCTTTGGTGCCCTTGCCTGTAGCTAACCATACAGGGCTTACTTTGTAAAGTGCGGCAAGCTGTGAAGTATATCCAGAGCGCTTTCCAGACACCTCTGCTTCGGCAAGCGTTCCCTGCGACATTCCTATCGCTTTTGCTGCTTCTATCTGAGAAAAGCCAGCCAATTCTCTGGCCTCAACCAATCTCTTTCCAAATGGTGTTCTGTCGTTAGTTTGCATCATATATCCATTATCCCAACATTTGCAAACGGAATGCCGCTTGACAACATAATCGGAATTCCGCTATAGTCGTAAACATGAACTGGACAAAACTTATATCCGAATTATCAGGGGCAGGCATCAGCCAATCACAAATGGCTAAGGCTTGCGATTGTGGGCAATCAACCATTAGCGAAATCTCGCGTGGCCTTATCAAGGTGCCTAACTTTGATATTGGTAGCCGACTTCTGGATTTGCATAAAAAAACCTTTCCTGATGTTAGCGACAAAGAAGCCGCATGAAGTGTTTTTTTATTTTCATTAATTGTTACGTGTAACGCTACGTGTAACACGAGGAACATTTAACTATGCAACGTGAGATGCCGTTCTTTCAGCAAGTAGGTGAGCCAGAGATGCTTTCTGAGCTTCTTATAAACCGCCTTAGAAGCGAGGCAGACGCAATCGCCTTATGTTGGCATAAACGCAGAGTAAAAATCAGCCAGAGAGGTGCTGCGGCTGAATTAGACATCTCTTTTTCGCACCTTTCCAACATCCTTTCAGGCAAGAAGTACATGCCTAACGATAAACGCATCCAATTCCAAGCCCTATGTGGCAACTGGGCTATCCGTCAATACGAAGATTCAATCATTGGCGCCAAGACCGTATTTGAGACACCAGAGCAACGCCGTATCCGTGAGCTAGAGCAACAGTTAGAAATGCAAAGGAGCGCAGCATGACCTATGACCAGTTTTTAACCTACCTTGAAACATCCATAAGCATTCTCACGTTCATTGTTATTGGATTTGCCGTCTTGTATCTGATCGCGCCTAAAAAGCAAGAAGACGAACACTCTGACACTGACAACAGTAGGGGCTAATTATGAATCTCCAAAATTCGCACCAAATAGCCTCCGATTCTGAGCATGTTGCACCTAATCAAGAATCTTATCTGTTCGATTCCGAACATAACGATACTTTACAGGAAAAAGCTATTCATCTGGCAAGACGCATTCCGCTAGGTAAACACACACCTGAGAAGTGCGAGGCTGTGCATGCTTGGCATAAGGCTGTGAAGGATATGCTAAATGGCTAACACTTGGTTTCGCGTTTACGCGGAGTTCGCTAACGATCCAAAAGTGCAAATGATGAGCGAAGCAATGCAACGCCGTTACGTCATGTTGATGTGCTTTCGATGCAGTAACGTTACTGAAACGTTACATGAAACAGAGCTTGCTTTTGCACTACGTATCACTGATGACGAATTAGCAGAAACTAAGAAGGTTTTTATGGCTAAAGGCTTCATCAATGACCAGTGGGAACTGCTGAATTGGGATAAGAGGCAGTTTGCCTCAGATTCAAGCGCATCAAGGGTTGCAAGGCATCGTGCAAAAATAAAAGAAGAAAGTAACAGCGATGTAACGTTACAGAAACGTTACGGTAACGCCCTAGATACAGATACAGATACAGATAATATAAAACCCATTGTCCGCAACGATGTTGCTGACCAATGCCCCCATCAAGAAATCATCAATCTCTATCACGAGCATTTACCTATGCTGACTAGGGTTAAGTCTTGGACTGATAAACGAGCCAATCAGCTAAAGCTACGCTGGCGTGAAGATGCTTCAAGACAGAACCTTGAATATTGGGAAAAGCTTTTTCGGTATATCGCGCAATCAGATTTTCTTACTGGCAAGACCTCAGACTTTCAGGCAGACCTCGAATGGATAACCAAGTCTGCGAACTTTGTAAAAATCATTGAAGGTAAATACGAAAACAAGGCGGCAGCATGAACGCACCAATCGAAATCCAAGCAATGGAAATGCAAATGAACTCAGACCAAGCAGAGCAGAGCGTCATAGGCTCTTTGCTGGCTCACCCTGATTCGTTTGACCGTATCCACTGGCTAAGACCTGACAGCTTTTTCTTTGCAAATAACCGTGAGATTTATCGCTCGATCTACGAAATGCTGAGTAACGGAAAGCCTGTTGATGTGGTGACGGTTGCAGAGGATATGGATTCAAAAGGCACTCTAGCAAAATCTGGTGGCCTTGCTTACCTGATTGAAATCAACAAGAACAATCCAAGCTCTGCAAACGTAAAACGCTATGCGGAAATCATTGTTGAAAAATACACGATTCGTAGCTTGTTAGCGGCTACGCATGAGATTCAACAAGACCTTCAATCGCACGGCTCGATTGATGAAAAGCTTCAACGCGCTCAATCGGCGATTATGCGAATCACAGAAAAGGCGCAGAACAGCGAACCTGTGTTTGTTGGCGACTTGGTTGCAGAGCGCATCAACCGATTCGATGACTTGATGACAGGCGTTATCAAGAACATTGGCACTGGCTTTGTGGACTTGGATAAGGTGCTAGGTGGTGGTATCAACGCTGGCGATCTATTCATTCTTGCCGCAAGACCTTCAATGGGTAAAACAGCCCTTGCTATCCAGCTTGCGGAATCTATCCAGAACAAAGACGCGGCAGCATTGGTGTTTAGCTGTGAGATGGCAAACGGACAAATCGTTGACCGCATAATCTCTGCACACTCAAAAATATCCTCAGACCGCCTAAGAACTGGCGACATGCAAGACGAGGACTTTAACCGCTTGCTGCTATCCACACAGAGCGTCAAGGCTCTCAATATGCTGGTTGATGATAAGACCTTCAACATCAATTCACTTCGCGCCAAAGCTCGCACAGTAAAACGCAAACATGGGCTTTCTGTGATTCTGGTGGATTACATACAGCTTCTATCTGGCGAAGGCGACAACCGAGAACAGCAAGTTTCAAGCATATCCAGAGGGCTTAAATCCCTAGCCAAAGAACTTGATGTGCCAGTGATTGCATTGAGCCAATTATCTCGCAAGGTTGAAGAACGTCACGACAAACATCCAATCATGAGCGACCTTCGAGAATCAGGCGCAATCGAACAAGACGCGGATGTGATTGCGTTTATCTATCGTGATGAATATTACAACCCTGATTCGCATTACAAGGGCATGGCAGAACTTCATATCGCCAAGAACAGAAACGGCAAGACAGGGCGAGTGCATTTCACTTGGGATAACGACCACACCACATTTTTGCCATTCATCGGCTCATTGCCAGAGCCAAGACGAGAAGCACCAAAACCACGCGGATTCAAAGACTAGGAGATTGATATGGATCAAGAAATTTTCGATATGAAATTGCACGAAATCATAAAGGTAAAAGAAAACCTCTTTGTGCTTCGTGTATCGGTCGGATGGATTTACGCATGGGGAGAGGCGGGATCAGAACAGACAACATTTGTCCCTTTCGATAATGAACTACATAACTGGATGAAGGATGTTATTTAGTGGCTACGCCAGTTAAAGACTTCATTCAATCAATGTTCGCAGAGTTCGGAGATTGCGCTTTCCGCGCAATATCGCCAGCCGGACACATGGTTGAAAAGAACTGGCCTACAGACAAAAAACATCCATCCAATGCGCCAGATAAAAAGTTCGTTAAACCTTGCATGGATTACCTGATAGGAAAGAAAAATGGAAAAACTTCACCACAGCACCTATAAGCGAAACCAACGCATTCTTGATGTGCAGAAATGCCTTCTTGATGAGCCTGAAACTGTCCAGCACATGAGCAAGCGCATTGGTATCTACTTCACCACGCTCAGATGCTTTCTGGTGATTCTGCATAAGGCCAAAGGCTGCAAGCGAGTTAAGCGGCACAACCTTCAACGGTGNNCCNACTTATCTGTATTACATCGGACCAGATAGACGAGCCATTCAATGTTGGCGAATCTGTCATTAGCGAAGGCCATGCCAATCCAGCAGACGGATGGACAAGACGCGAACCGCCCACCTGATGACGTAAAGCTAAACACGCTCATGGGATACACCGACTTCATCCCACCCCGCCGGAGAACACATGAAAGAGCGTCATCCTTCATGGACAGGCCGCAAACCAGAGTTCGGCATTCAATGTGTGGAGATGGTGTGAATCCCTACATCATCAACGAGCCTACTTGCATTAGCTTCTCTGGTGGCAGGACAAGTGCCTACATGCTTTACCAGATACTACAGGCTAATGATGGATTGCCCGATGAGGCCATTGTCTGTTTCGCAAACACTGGAAAAGAAGAAGAAGCCACTTTGCGATTTGTTCAAGATTGCTCAGAGCATTGGGGTGTGCATATTTACTGGCTTGAGTATCGAGACAGTGAGCAAAGATTTGAAGTGGTCAATTATGAGACAACCAGCAGAAACGGAGAGCCGTTCGAGGCGCTTATTCTCAANNAAAAATATCTGCCTAATCCAGTGACTAGATTCTGCACCATTGAAATGAAGATTCGCACTATCAGCAAGTTTTGCAAATGGATGGGCTTAGATATTGGTGAAAGTGATGCGTGGGTAGGAATACGCGCAGACGAACCTAGAAGGGCAGCTAAGATTGGGATTGACCGATTGCCATTAGTGAAAGCTGGAGTTACAGCAAAAGACATTGGCGAGTTCTGGAAGGCACAACCGTTTGATCTTGGACTGCCAAACATCAACGGCAAAACGATGCATGGCAATTGTGACCTTTGCTTCTTGAAAGGTGGTAGCCAAGTGGTTTCACTGATAGCTGAAAAGCCAGAACGCGCAATCTGGTGGGCGAAGATGGAATCTTTAGTCGCCTCGGTCAATGTGCAATCACATGACGGAACTTCGCAGTTCCGTAAAGACCGACCAAGTTATCAGGACATGATGAATTTCACATTAGATCAGGCGGATATGTTTACCGATGAATCCATTGGATGTTTTTGTGGAGATTAGGCCATGACCGACTTTCAACCTATCACCATCCGCTTAACTGGTTCTATGCAGAAAGAGACTGCGATGCAAGTCATCCGCAATCTCGTACCTGATGCCAAAGAACCTTTACAACTCAGGATAGAGAAAGCCAAGAACAAGCGCAGCCTAGACCAGAACGCTATCAGCCATAGCTGGTACGAGCAACTAGCCTATGAGCTTAAAGAGGATGACGCGCTAGGTTGGAAGTGCTACTGCAAATTGCACGTGGGAGTACCGATTCTGAGGGCAGAGGATGCCGAGTTCCGCGAAGTGTACGACAACGCCATCAAGGGGCTTACATACGAGCAGAAGCTATCAGCGATGAAATACTGGCCTGTCACATCCATCATGACCAAGAATCAACTGAGCCGCTACCTAGAGACTATGCAGAGCGAGTTTGCCAGCAAGGGCGTTAGGCTGGAATTTCCGGTGGAGGATCTGGGATGAACACTATGGATATGTTCGCGCCATCGACACAAGACGAATATATGTCGATAAAAACGGAAAATATCGACAAACATCCATATTTACATACAGATAACCCTAATTACCAACTGTATGAGCGCGTTTGTGGCGATGCTTTGAAGCACATTGATAGGCCGATATGGATAGTTGATTACCCGCCAATTCAAGGATACCGCAGCCGAGTTATTTTTCACGCATACAAGGCCATTGAGCCAGTTAAGAAAGGCGCAATGTTTTGGACTGCAAACAATATCCGCATAACCCCAAAGGATGGCGTTGATAGTTTGGCAGAAGCCATGAGATTAGTGGAGGCGGCATGACCTTCAAGCCTAAAACGTGCAAAGCCTGTAAGAAAAAGTTTACGCCACTTCGCGCATTGCAATCAGTTTGCTCTATGCCTTGTTCAATCGTTTACGCAAGGATGCTCAAAGCTAAATCTAACGCGCTAGAACGCGCGAAAGAACGGCTGGCAATACGTGAGGCTAGGGAGAGGATTAAAACGCGCCAGCAATGGCTCAAGGAGGTTCAAATTGAGTGCAATCGTTATATTAGGTTACGTGACAAAGATTTGCCCTGCATATCGTGCGGTCGTTTTCACAGCGGACAGTACCACGCCGGGCACTACTTATCCACTGGCGCACGTCCTGAGCTACGTTTCGAGGTATCCAACATTCATAAACAATGCGCCCCTTGTAACAATCACTTATCGGGAAACATTGCGCTTTACCGCATTAATCTGGTTAAGAAGATTGGACAAGATAAAGTTAATTGGCTTGAAGGCAATCATGAGCCTAAGAAATACACCATAGACGAACTCAAAGCATTGAAGGCTGAATACAAACGCAAGTGTAGAGAATTGGAAACGAAAGGATAAACATGGATTGGTTACTCTCATTTTTAAGCTTCATCGCACATGGCTTCGTGGTGTCGATATTGGTGATTGCAACGGTGACAGGATGTTATAACGCGCTGAGAAAGGGAGGTCAGTGATGGCTGATAAATTCAGAGTAGGGCAAAGAGTGCGGGTTATTCCGCCAGCATTAATTTATATCGGTGAAGTTTTTACGATAGTTGAGCCTTCAAAATTAAGGAGGGCGGAAGATCCAACAGGAGGCATTCAAAATGTTGTTTGTTACATGCTATCAAATGGATTTTGCTCAATTGAGACTGCACTAGAACCAGTTTATGACGGAGAAGAAAAATCAAACTGGTCTGAATGTTCATGGAAGCCATCAAAGCAATCCGTATCAGTACCCCATGAGACCGCCATCACGAATGAACATAAGGTTTAGCAATGCGCTCTACTCTAGCTAAATACGACATCCCTACCCTTAACGAAGAAGAGCTCAAGGAATACGAGAAACGCCTACTGGATGAAAAGAACAAAGTGTTAGTTGACCTAAGCGATGTAAAGCCAGAGATAGCTGACTATTTACGTGAACGAGCATTGAAACGATTGAAAGGTAGCCGATGAATATGCCGCAAGTGATAGCCGATAACGAGCGTAAGGTTAAAGATGCGCTAGAGGTATGGGCTGAATGGGTAAAGTCTGACACTGTTGATCTAGGCTACGGCAAGTGCATGGGATTTGAATCTGGCGGCTCAGTCGGTGGATGGGAGGACTTCGAAAGGAAGGTGGACAAGAATATGGCAATCAATGTTCAAGCTATCTATGACGGCTTGCCGCATAACCAGCAACTAGCCCTAGACCACTTCCATCTATCGGCTGTGTGGCGGTCTAATCGGACAAATCTTGAGGATGATTATGCTGATGCAATTATGGGTATTGAGGTAGGATTGCGGAAACGTGGATTGATATAAATATGTGGTTGACTACAATTAAATTTAAGAGTACCGTAACGTTGTGGGGAGAGATGCACCCCAAAGAAACGTAAAGCTGCCAATAATCAGGCGGCTTTTTTTACATCAAACAAGCATTTACAAGGCGCATCTGCCATCAGCTTGCAAGGTTCGGCTCAATAGGCCAAGAGCTGAATAGATGGATCACCAGATGCCCCCTATAAGTGCTTCACATGTCCAGATGTGTATTACTTAGTGTGACCATTGGTCATTTGTTACCTAGAGCAAACAAAACCCGCCAAGGCTATGCGCGAAAGCGTATCCTCAAACCGGCGGGTTAATTATTCCGAATTTCTAGAAAAACTATACACTTTTTCTAGATGGCATCAAGAAGTAAGGGTAATCAGCGAGGCCAGCAGCTACCGATGGCAGTCTGAATTAAGTAAGACGCGGAAGATTATCCTTTCTTGTTGGTGTAATGCGTAGGCTGATATGCTACGGAGATGAACCCAAAACTGCTAAACCGACAAAGAAACTCCACTTTGGCTTTGCTGAAATGCAAGCAGCAGCTAGGAAGCCTGAGATCAGCACTGGCACACCAACAACCCTAAAGCACTAAACACTCAGCCCCTTAATCGGGGCTTTTTTATTGACTAAAGAAACGTAAGGCTCACTATGACGGCTAAAAAAGCAGAGCCGTCTAAGGGCGGCAGACCATCCAGCTACAAACCTGAGTATGCAGATCAAGCAACTAAGTTATGTATGCTAGGCGCGACTGATGCTGAATTAGCCAACTTCTTTAATGTTGCAGAATCAACATTGCATAAATGGAAGATTGACTACCCACAGTTTTCGGAGGCCTTAAAAGAAGGCAAAGAGCTTAGTGATGCTCGTGTAGCCCATGCGCTATATACCAGAGCGACAGGGTACGAGAAAGACGATAAGCATTACCCGCCCGACACAACAGCTTGTATATTCTGGCTAAAGAACAGGCGCAAGGATAAGTGGCGCGATAAGAACGAAGATACACCAGACAGTGCATCAATGGCAGACGTACTGAATAAGCTGATTGATAAGCTACCAGACTAATGAACCGTACTGAGCAGTTATTAACCGAACAGTTAAAGCGTTGGTACAAACTCAAGCCTCATGTAACTCAACTCGCATTAGTCAATGCTGTACCAAGTGGCGTGAGGTTTCCTGTAGTGCCTGCTGGCAGACGTAGCGGCAAGACTGAGCGATTCAAACGCTTTGTTGCCAAGCAAGCTATGAAGAACGAGAACGAAAAATACTTCATCGCTGCCCCTACCTATAGCCAAGTCAAGAAGATTTACTGGCAAGACATGAAGAAGCTGACACTAAGTGCTACACATGAGAAGCGGCCTAGTGAGACAGATTTAATCTTATACCTGCCTAATGGTAGCGAAATACACCTTATCGGCCTAGACAAGCCAGAACGTATCGAAGGTATTAACTGGACTGGTGGCGGTGTCGATGAGATAGCCGACATTAAGCCTAATGCATGGCCTGAGAACATACTCCCTGCACTCAATACCGTAAGCCCTGAAAGACCAGACTACAGAGCGTGGTGCTGGTTGCTTGGTGTGCCGGATGGCATGAACCATTACTACGAGATGGCTGAGTATGCCAGAACAGCCAATGATCCTGATTGGGCTTTATTCCACTGGAAGTCTAGCGAGATACTGCCGCCGGATGTGATTGAAGCTGCAAAGCGTGTCATGAGCCTCAGGCAGTTCAAGCAAGAGTTTGAGGCCAGCTTTGAGACCGCTAGCGGGCGTATATACGAAGATTACGGCAATGACAACTTCACCTATGAAGCCATCAAGCCGCACGAACAATTATGCTGGTATCACGACTTCAACTTTACGCCGCTATCGAGTGGCATAGGGGTTATACGCGGCAATGATGTTTATCTGCTAGAGGAAATCATCCTAACTAGCGCAGTAGCGCAACAATCAGCCTTAGAGTTCGTTGACCGCTATAAAGACCACCAGAACAAGAATGTGCTTATCTACGGTGATCCATCCGGAAAAGCCGGAGAGAAACACGGACACGATTCAGACTACATCGAAATAGAGAAGGTGCTGAAAACGCATCAATGGAAGTTCGAGCGCAGAGTGCAGCCTTCTACTAAATCCATTAAAGACGGACAGAACGCAGTCAGAGCTAAGATTAAGAACGCAGCTGGCGAAATATCGCTGTATTGCAACCCTAAGACCGCACCTTATACGCATAAAGCATTAGTCGCTGGACAGTTAAAGCAAGGCTCGACTTTCCTAGAAGAAGAAACCGAATATCAGCACATTGGAACTGCGGTTAGATATTTCATTGATTACGAATACCCGATAGCCGCCAAGATGCAGCGCATACAACTCACAGGACTATGATGAAAATAGACGCGACCAACCCACAATATGACGCATGGCATCCTATATGGACAAAGTGCCGTGACGCTATTGCGGGTCAAGAGCGCGTTCATAGTGCTGGTACAACCTATCTGCCTAAACTCACAGGCCAGAAGCAATCAGAATATGACGCTTACAAACTAAGAGCATCCTACTTCAACGCATCCGGCAGAACGCTTGACGGCATGACAGGGATGATATTCCGCAAGAAGCCGACTATCGAAGCGCCTGAGTCTATGAGCGCAATTCTCGCTAATGTCGATATGTGTGGCTCACCTTTGATGGCATTTGCTGAAAGCATCGTGAGCGAGTTAATAGAAGTCTCTCGCGTAGGCATCTTGGTTGACTATCCGCCTTCAAGCACAGAAGGGATGACACTAGGCCAGATTCAAGCGTTAGGGCTTAGACCTTATGCCACGCTATACAAGACCGAATCTATCCTAGACTGGCGTTATACCCGCATCGGTAACGCCGAAGTATTGAGCATGGTCAAGCTGTATGAGACTAGCGATATTAAGGTCGATGAGTTCGAGTATGAAAAACAAGAACAAATCCGTGTCCTCGATCTATTCGAAGGCGCGTATCGGGTAAGGGTGTATGTCAAAGGTAAGAAAGACTATGAGTTAGTCAGCGAATCTTTCCCTACGATGAACGGCAAGAAATTTCCAGAGATTCCTTTCATCTTCGCATCGGTCAACGGCATTGATTCGGATGTGAAGAAGCCTGTATTGCTGGACTTGGTGAATATCAATTTAAGTCACTATCGCTCAACGGCTGACTACGAACACGGATTACATTTTACTGGCTTGCCAACTCCGATATTCTGGGGTGCAAACTTTGAAGAAGGCGCGAGTTTCAGTCTAGGCTCAAGCGAAGGCATGGCGTTCAATAACCCTGCCGGTCATGCTGAGTACCTAGAATTCACAGGACAAGGGTTATCAGCACTCAGAACAGCGATTGAAGATAAGCAAGCAATGATGGCATCACTTGGTAGCAAGATGCTTGCGGCTGAAAAGCGCGTGGTGGAAGCGGCTGAGACGGCTGCAATCCATCGCAGTGCTGAAAACAGTATCTTGAGTTCTATCTCATACGCAGGATCGAGCGCAATGACTAAGATGCTGGAATGGCTGGCGATGTGGTCAAAGGTGAATGCAGAAGTATCGGTTACACTTAATACCGACTTCTTGCCAGCACAAATGAGTCCTCAGTTATTCTCCGAACTGACTAAAGCCTACATGACAGGCGCTTTATCCTTCGAGGAATACTTTGCTAACCTGAAAGACGGTGAAATCATCCGCGCAGAGACTACGGAAGAAGAAGAACGCGAACGCTTGCAGAGCGCAGAACCTCAATTAAGTGAGTTGTAATGGCAACCGCCAACGAGAAGCTATTAGACGCTTCTACGCTTCACGCTGTAAGGATGGAACGCTATAAGAACGGTATTGTAAGACGGCTCATAGCCTTACTGAATAGAACCGACGCTGATTTACTGGCAAAGCTAGAAACAGCGATTGAAAAGATACCTGCCAACGCATTAACGGTTGAACGTATCGACAAGCAGTTAAAGTCGGTGCGAGAACTAAACGCAGAAGCCTATGCCACCATTAACAAGGCACTGGATGCTGAGTTAAAGGATTTGGCAAGGTATGAGTTATCGTTTCAACAGGATTTGTTTACAAGAGTGATTCCTGCCAAGCTAGACTTTGAATCTGTGAGCGTTAATCAAGTCTATGCGGCGGCAATGTCCAGACCGTTTCAAGGTAGATTATTAGCCGAGTGGATGAGTGGCATAGAGGCAGATAGAGCGATTAAGATACGCGATGCCGTACGCATGGGAGTCATTGAAGGCCAAACCACACAGCAGATCGTGCAACGCATCAGAGGCACGAGAGCGTTAAAATATGCTGATGGCTTATTGGACATATCCAGACGCAACGCCACCGCCATCGTGAGAACCGCCGTAGCACATACGCAAAACTTCGCAAGAGAGCGTATGATGAAAGCGAATGAGGACATTATCAAGGGTGAGCAGTTCGTGGCAGTCCTAGATGCCAGAACGACTGAGATATGCCAGATGAACGATGGTAAAGTATTCCCTGTCGGTGATGGCCCAGTGCCACCGTTGCACATTGGATGCAGAAGCACTAGAGTGGCAGTCTTAAAGTCATGGCGTGAATTAGGGCTTGATATAGACGATGCACCGGAAAGCACACGCGCATCCTTTGATGGACAAGTGCCAGCCGATACCACATACGCACAATGGCTCAAGAATCAGCCAGCAGACATACAAGATGAAGTCTTAGGCAAGACCAGAGGCGAGATATTCCGCGAATCAGGTCTGCCATTGGATAGGTTTATCAATGACGAAGGAAAATACTACACGCTCGAACAGCTTGCCGCGCTTGAGATTGGTTAAAGACAATCCAAAGCCTAGAAAGCAGGTCTATTGCAGCGTGTGTCAAGGCAATACGTGGATCACCGCTAATCAGGGTAGGTTAGACTATGACCGCCCGACTAAGGTTAAGGTCTGCGTCAACTGCCTGAGTAAAGGGGTAGTAACGATTATTTAATACAAGCCGCCTAATAAGCGGCTTTTTTGTTTTACCGAGCCTCATTGGTCTGCGACCTTTGGGGCTTTTTTATTGGCCTGAGGCCGCAACTATCCAGAGGATAACCAAATGAGTATTGATTTGAACGCACCTGAGGTGCAAGACGCGATTAAAGCTGCTGTAGAAGCTGCTGTTAAACCATTGGCTGACAAGCGCGATGAATTGCTAGGCGAAGTTAAGAAGCTACGCAAGGAATCAGCGATCAAGCCAGAGGATTTAGAGGCAGTAGAAAAAGAGCGCGACGAACTAAAGACGGCTCTCACTACGGCACAGAAAGAAGCCAAAACCTTTAGCGAAGCCGCAAAGAAAGCGGATGAAGCATTGAAGGCAGAGGCTACATTTAATCATCGACTGCTTGTAGAAAACGGACTGACAGACGAGCTTACAAAAGCTGGTGTGACTAATCCTGCATTCCTCAAGGCAGTCAAATCAACACTCGCAAGTCAAGTCGCTGTTGTAGTTGAAGGTGACACACGCATTGCCAAAGCTGGTGACAAACCCTTAGCCGATTTCGTCAAGGAATGGGCTGCTAGTGATGAAGGTAAGCACTTCGTTGCTGCACCTAATAACTCAGGCGGTGGTGGTCAAGGCGGTGGCAATGGCGAAGGTATAAAACCAAATCCAAATGGAAGCCCAAAAGAGAAAGCGGCTGCAATCAGGCAGAAGTTCTCGCTTCCGAATTAACGAAAGGAATTAAATCATGGCACTACTCGATTTAGAAGTGTTTAACCAATATGTGCGAGAACAAGCAATTGAAGAAGTCGCGCAAATGGTTGAGAAGTTCAACGAAGCATCCGCAGGTGCTATCACATTGTCCACAGAAGGCTTTGACGGCGATGTTTTACTGAAGTCAATGTTCGCAAGCCTTCACGCTGCCCAACGCCGTGTAGATCGTTATGCAACCAACACATCCGCATCCACTACTGCATTAGCACAAATTCGCGGTGACTCTGTAAAAGTCGCTGGCGGTTTCGGCCCTATCATCTGGGAGCCAGCATCTTTGACATGGATCAGCNAAAACCAATACTCAAGCAATTCAACTGATTGGTCAGAACTTAGCTGAATCCATCTTGAAGGATATGCTGAACACTGGCATTGCTGCTGCTGTCGCTGCGATGGAAAACGTAGGACGCTACTGTGACTTATGACACTGGCACAGGTCGTGATATGACATACAACGACTTGAACTCTGCTCACGCATTGTTCGGTGATATGTCTCAACTGATCGTAGCTAACGTGATGAACGGTGCTACTTATCACAAGTTCGTAGGTCAGAACTTAACCAACACTGCTGAACTGTTCCAGGCTGGCAATGTGACTGTGGTTGACGTTCTCGGCAAGCGTATCGTGGTAACAGATGCCCCTGCATTGCAAGAGACTCCAGCTACTAGCACCAATGACATTAAAGTGTTGGGCTTGGTATCTGGCGGTGTTGTTTGTTCTGATGCTGGTGACTTGGTAACGAATATCGAGACAACCAATGGTCGTCAACGTATCGAAACCACAATGCAAGCAGACTACACCTACGGTCTGGGCTTGAAGGGTTACACATGGAACACTGCTGTTGTATCTCCAACTGATGCTGAAATTGGCACAGGTTCTAACTGGACTAAGACAGCTACTTCCGTCAAGCACACTGCTGGTGTTGTTGCACTGACTCAAGCAGCATAAACATGGAAGCCCCTAGCGATAATATCAATGGGGGCTTTTCTTGTTACTAATCTCTTATTACACAGAGAATTGGGCATATCCAGCACATGCTCACAGGCTCAAACAAGAGTGCAAAGCATTAAAGATTCGACACAGGATAGAAGCCTTACAGGATACAGGTAGCTATCTCAAGAATTGCTGTTACAAACCTCGCTATATTTTAGAGTGTTTGCGTGAAGAAAAAGCCCCTGTTTTATGGGTTGATGTTGACGCAAGCATTTTGGCTTATCCAGAATACTTTGATACAGGCTTAGATTACGACATGCAAGCCAAGCGCATGAAAGAACCACGCAAGAGAACTTGGCATGTAGGTACGATATGGTTTAACTACAACCCCACAGTGATGCAGTTTTTAACAAAGTGGGCAGAAAACACAGGCGCATGTTCGGATGAAAGCTCACTAGAGCAGACATGGCGCGAAATGCCTATAAAAGCACGAGACATTCCTGATGATTATTTTGGCATCACAGGTGATAGACCTTTCGGCGTTATCTGTCATCGCATATCAGATTCATTGTCAAAGAAACGCGAATCCAAGTTCTTTGATAGATACGAGCAAGAGGTCATTTGATGCTTGAAGATTTGCCTGATGATTGGCAACACAGCGACATGGCGGAAGCTATCAAATGGTGTAGGAAATTCGATCTAGCGATTGATTGCGGCGCACATAGGGGAATAGTCACTAATTATCTGATGCAACACTTCGACAAGGTAGTTTCAATCGAGCCTAGCGAGTTTGCAGACGAGATAAATAACCAATATGTGATTAAAGCCGCATTAGGCCAAGCAAATTATCGTGCTGGCTTACAACATGGAAAACACAATACAGGCCAAAGACATCTAGTCGTTGGTGATGATGTAGATGTGATTACTTTGGACAGCCTTCACCTAGCCCCTGACTTTATAAAAATAGACATAGAGGGCATGGAATACCACGCATTGCTAGGTGGTGAGCAGACGATTAGAACGCATAAGCCCATCATCATCATTGAGGAAAACGGCTTGAATCAGCGTTACGGTGTAGAAGATGGCGAGACATTAGATTTGCTCAAATCATGGGGCATGGTTGAAGTCGGCAAGCGAGACAAAGACCATATCTTTACATGGTGACTAACATTTGCGTATTGCGCTCTGGGGGCGATTTTAAGCCTGAGCATGTAGTCAGACTATCAAAGCAAGTCAAAGACCTTGTATGCCTATCAGACGTTGAGATAGAGGGCGTTAAAACCATCCCTTTGCAATACGATTGGCCTCATTGGTGGGCAAAGATGGAACTATATCGCCCAGACATTCAAGGCGACCTACTTTACTTCGATTTAGACACGTTAGTGATTAACATGCCGCCGATTCCAGAGCGTGATTGTGTGTTGCGGGATTTTGGCGATAGTGGCGTGATTGGGTCGGGCATGATGTACCTGACTGAATATCGTAGGTCTGTGATATGGAAAGCATGGATACAAGACCCTAACAAAGCAATGAGCAGTCATGTTGCATGGCCTAGTGGCGATCAAGGTTTCATTTTTCCATACCTGAGAAACGCCTTGCGCTGGCAGAACATCACAAAAGTGTACTCATGGAAGTATCACTGTGCAAAAGGCATTCCTGCTGATGCGGATGTGGTGTGTTTTCATGGCAAGCCTAGACCGTGGGATGTTGGGCTTTGAATCTTCTATCAGACTTGATTATGAAACACGCAGGGAAACGCATCTGCGTCATGGGTGGCAGTCCGTGTCTGGATAAAGACCTTGAGAATGTCGAAGCGGATGTTTGGATCAGTGCTAATGAGCATGGCGCAAAACGGCGCAAGGTTGATTATGTAGTTGGCATGGATGAGATTCACACGGTCAAGCGTGTGAGGATGGAAAAGTATCTACGAGATTTTACAGACGCACCAATCATTGGCCCTTGGCAATGGGATAACTACCAGATGATGCGCTGGCCTTTGTTTCCTAGACTGATGAACTCAGGCGTATTAGCGACATGGGTCGGGTACTTGATGGGTTCGCATCCATTGATATTAGCTGGTTTTGATTGCTACGGTGGCAACCCAAGAATCGTCAAGATGCACGAGGACTACTTGCCGCATGTTAAAGGCGAGATAAGAGTTTGCTCTGGTGTCCTCACTAAGTTTTATAAAACGTATGACCCTGATGAACAGTTCGAGCCTTATGTCATCCCTAAGATATTAGGTGAGGCATTAGATGGGCTGATTAAGGTCAAGGTAAACGCACACTTTGAGACAGGCGGCACGGTATGGCCTGTTGGCACTATTTTAACTGTGTCTCCGTTTAGAGTTTAGACGGCAGATTAAACACAAATCATTGATTGAGGTAAACGATGGCGAAATCAACTTATAAGAAGGTGGTAGATGCAGAATTGCCAGCACCTTTGCCAGAACTTCCACGCGCTAAAGGTCTGATGAAATTTCGCGTATTAACGCCAGTGCTAGGTTACAACAAGGGCGATGAGTTCGAGGCTTCGCTTGAGAGCGTCAAACGTCAACTTAAACACAAATCTATTGAAGTATCGGTTAAAGGATAAATCATGCCAGATATTGAAGGGCAAAAAGCAGAAGTGACTTTTAACATCACGATCAAACGTAAAGACACAGGCATTGAAGAGACGTATGAAATGGTAGGAATGTCAACGGTTGAACAAGCAATCGAACTAGGTGCAACATTAAAGGAGAAACAAGATGGCAGTCACACATAGCACGGCATCGCGTGATTTGGCAACAAACGCGGTTGTCGATCAGTTAGATGGCGCAGGTAGCAAGTTATGCTTTCGTATTTCAGCATCTGGCGCAATCGCCGCCACACTAACAATGGCTACGCCTGCATTTGGCGCAAGCTCAAGTGGCACGGCTACGGCTGGCACGATTGCCTCAGACACTAATGCTGCTGGCAATGCCTCGCCTGTCTCTCATGCGACTTTGCAAACATCAGGTGATGTAGTTGCGATTACTTGTCAAGTAGCGGCTTCTGGTTCGGACATTAATATGACCAATGGCCTAACTGTTGCATCTGGTGACACTGTATCTTGCTCTAGCTTAACTTATACCGCATTACCAGCTTAATTAGGGGGTTGGCATGGCGCTAACCTTTTCAGGTGCATCAGGTGTAGATAGCGCCTCAATACCTAGTCATGCGGCTGGCGATTTAATCATCGCCTTTGCTTATCGTGATGGCAACGTTGGCAGTCCTGGTGTTCCTGCTGGTGAAAATTGGACTCCATTACATACCGCCAACGGCGCAAACAGTAACAGCCACACGGTAGTAGCTAAA